CTATGTGGTATATAGTAACAGTGACAGACGTTACCTGTTGTGTATTACGTAATTCAAACAAGAATGTCTTAGTTTGTAGAACCCCTACCAAATGGAATAGAGACTGTACTCAAATATTTTACAGGTGATAGGCTGGAGTTATGTACCTACCACCCATTCCTCTAACGGAATTTATTTTATATATCCTGGCTTAGCTACTACACTAAACGCTATCTTAGGATCTGTTACTAATACTTTAGCAGACTCATAACTGATTAGCTTATTAATTTCTATAGCCAAACTGTTAGTCACTTGTATAGGTATGTAACCTTCGATACCATCAGGTATAAACTTACCATCTTGGTTTAACCATTTAATCTTTGGATAAGCTTTGATGTATATCTCCTGATGTTCAGGACTCATTGCTGGATTTGTCATTGTCATTTTCCTTTCTGTTAAATATGTATTGTAAATCTTCTGACTTAGATATCATATGATTGTTAACCAAAGTCTCTATCAATCTTAGTAAAGTTTCTCTAGTCTCATTACTAGTATCACTTACTTTAGTAGTTAGTTCTAGTAACGAACCTAATGTCTCAGTTGTTTTAGTTGTATAATCTATTAGCTCTTTCATTAGTACCACCATTCTTTGTTGCTCCATATTGCATTGTTAATCCAATACAGAAGTTGTTGCCATGTGTTACGACCATAACCCCATGCAGGTATCCAAGATACAAACATAAGTAATGCACCCATCCATAACCCAAAGGTTATATCACTAGGTGTTGACTCATCAACTATATGTTTGTTAGCTTTGAATAGTTTATCATTAAGATGTTCTATCTCTTCATCTCTCCATGATACTTCTTGTAACCATAATTCTTTTTCTTCTTTGTCCATTACTGTATCTCCTTAGTTACTATGTTACTGTACATTCTCCTGTCTTGTAATTCGAAATCTAATATCTGATTGAGTTCTTGTTCATCAAAGAAACCTGTAACATTACTATCTTCTAATAACAAAGTAAGTGTACTCTCTCTGTCTGCACCTTTCTTGATCTGACCTATGGCTGTATCAATAGCTGACTCAGCTACATCATAAGCCCATGCACTAGTCTTGGACATAACCCTCCATCTCTACCATCTGATCTGTGATAGCGTCATCATATTTCTTGAACTCTTTTTTGTAATCAACCATTACTTGTTCTATTTTGTTTATCAACTGTAGCTGTGTAATTTTAAATGCATAGCATTCATCATACAAAGCTATGATTTGATCCATCCAATGGTTAGGCATATTGTTTCTCCTTTGTTATAATAATATTACTGTGTATCTATTAGCTAGTGGTTGACCATGACCCATACTTGTTAGGTAATGTCTATGTGTATCCTCTAACTGATCTCTTAACTGTCGAGCTGATTCCATATCGTATGTAGTTAACAATGGATTAGCATTGCCTTCACTAACTATATGATATCGTTGCTCTATTTTCTTAGGCTTCAGTTGTGTTATCTTTTCGTTCATTGTTTTGTAACTCCATTTCTATTGATACTTCTGTTAATGAATCTGCACTAAGACCTAAGTCTACTGCTACATCACCAACGATTGGACTCATCTGCATTCTACGATTAGCATCACACCATTTCTTTTGCATGTTAGTTGCTATCTCATTTGCTTGATTAGTTTCTTTGTACAATCCTTCTTCATCTAAAAAGATAGGAAGTTCTTTAGTTACATCACCCATACCATATGCAACTTCTAACATGTTACAATCAAGTAGTTTGTATAATGGTTCGAATGCTGGACCACCTGATCCTTCTTCATTCCATTCGCCTTCGACATCATGATACTCTATATCACCATTGTCTCTGACTAACATTATGTTATGTATTACTTTCATTCTGCTGATCCTTTCTCGTATTCTGTTATTAATTTTTCTATTGCTAACTTTGCAAAGGCTGACTTAGTACAATGTATTTCTTCGCAGACTTGGTCTACCTTGTGGTAAAGTTCTTCTGTTATATTAATAACTTTGTATTTAATAAGCTTACGCTTAGTATCTTTTAATCTTTCCAATGATGGTATCATGTCTATCCTTTCTGTTCGCTCAAGTATTCGCTCACTTACATTTAGTACTGAGTAATAACTTAGCCTTGTTTATAAATTGATTTGCTGTCTTGTATTGCTTAGCGTCTATCATCATCTGTGCATCTGATAAGATACCCATGATGTATAAGTTAGACTTACCTGCATACAATGGTTTAACTTTTCTGAAGTCTTGGATCACACTATCTCTAGTCTGACCATAGGTTTCTTTTTGTGTACTCATGTTTGTTTCCTTTCATGTGATAAGTGAGGTAGGAAGTTAAAGCCTACTGTCGGTATGCTACCTACCTCTACCCATATTTGTTAGTCGTTACTTGCAACTTCTGTCATTGCTGTAACTGGACCTTCTAGATACTTGTCTGATCTACCTGTCCATACTGCTACCTGATGTACCTTGCCATTACTATCTCTGTAATAACCTGAATACTCTGGTGCATTATCGTTATCACTTGTTACTTTATACAAGATGATTCTATCATTGTTACTAGGTGCATACTCAGACTCAGCAAATGCTAGTGTACTGAATAGCATAGTAAGTATTACTATTAGTGATTTCATTTAGTTACCTTTCGTTATTGTTTTAGTATTGTATGTATCTCAGCTATTGTATTTCTTAATACATCTATCTCTGATTCACACCATCCTACTTGTACATACATATGGTTTACCCATATAATATATGCCAAGAGAATTATTATTGTTAACCTGTATAGGTTACTTAAAGCTAGCATGTATTGTTTCATAATCATAGTCCATCATTACTGCACAAAAGAATTTGTTACCTGGTGTTGTGTTACCTTCAAGGATACAATCCCACTGTAATACTACTTCATCTTTGTATGTTATTATATATGAGTCATCGAACTCCCATATTTTATAGTCATGATGTTCTAGTATTTTTATTTCTAATCCCATCATGTTACAGAATTCTGCTTGACCTTCTACCCATGGTAGACTATCGCAGTTACTTGAATGCCAACCTGGTCCATGTTCCTCTCCATGTGTAGCATAAGCTACTGATGTAATTAACATTGATGTCATTACTATTGTACATAGTATTACATATAGTCCTATTATATATCTTATCATAGTACCTCCATTGTTTTTATTATTATAAATATTATTATGTGTAGCGTTATTATATTCATGCTTACTCCTAGTCTGCATAAGTTTCTAAGTAACTCTTACTTGGATAGTAATCTGCTATCCATCTATCTGTATTTATTAATCCTTTTGCTTTAATTTTATTTACTAATGCTATTGCTTCTTCTATCTTACTAAAGTTATTGCTATGACATAGACCTAATTTATTAGACCATAGTATTCTTACAGTGTAATCTTCTATTGGTCCTGAGTGATAACATCTTACGATTGGTTCTCTGTTATTTAGTTTCCATTTCATATCTTATCCTTTCTTTAATTATCTTTTACTAATCTATTTATTTGTCGACTCTACTTACATGGGCTGAAGATCGGTCAGCATACTAGCTAATACATATGGAACTATTAGTATCAACTAGTAGCTAGAAAATGTGTTGCTTTAGCAACTCATTAAATGCGAGCGTAGCGAGCGAAAATTTTTTTTAGAGAACAAAAGGAGAACATCCAGTTTAGAATGTTCCCCAATTGATATTGGTTATGCTGACTTAGAATGTAAAGGCTCAAGCCCTAACTTTTTCCTTACAACATTAACATCAGCAGTTGAAGCCTTTGTTTTTATGTTGTCTTTGTTAAGATCATTCCAATCAGTACGTAAGTGATAATCTTTACATAGTGATGTCCAGCAGTTAGCCATATCAGAAACGGTATCAGCTATAATAGAATATCTTAATTCATTCTCGCTGTGCCACATTGCCGAACCTGCTTTGTCATGGTTGAACTGTGCTTGTGCTTTTGATTCATGTGCCTTTTCATTAAACATTTCATTTTTACGCTGTAACAATCCAGTTATTGAAACACTTAAATTATTAGCTAATATTAAAAACGAAGAATCATTTTCTTTTGCATTACGTGCCTTGATTGCTAATGATATAATATCTTCAAGTTCGTTGATAGCTTCCATTAGCTTTACAGTTACTTTAGTTATTTGTTGTTGTACTTCAGTAGTCATAATAAGTTCCTTTCAGTATGACGTTGTTAATATAAATATTAAATACTAATTACATACAATAGTATATATAATAATTAATTTAATTTAGGTAATAGATACTTACCTTGTGGATAACTTTTTCTTCATCACTTGCCGAGATGCGTTTGGTAAACGCCACATCCTTACGCCCCTGCGAGGGACAGACCATTCGGCTTTGGCTCGAATGGGCTGAGACGTTATGAAACATAATCGCCAATGAATAAACTATTACTGTATTGATTACCTATAGTTATCTTACTTACATAGACATACTTACATCTTCATTCTTAAGTTCTGAAAGAATAATCCTGAACACACATTGATTGATACTTGTACTGCTTAGTCTCATACTTACGTAGTAGAACACACAGCACGTAGATGGTATCATATAGCGTACGTTTGTACACAGAGACACAGGGGACACAATCAAATAGGGTATACCTTGTATGTACTTATATCAAGACGGTAGGATACCTGCGGTAGCACGAGGTGTAACCACATTGGTAGGGGGGGTTTTGATGAAGGCATAGGGCGTAATATAATATAGAGGGTAGATAGAATATAAAGGGAGGTAACAAACATAAACCTCGATACTTGACACACACACACAAATGACTATTAATAGAGACGTGGGGGTTTTAATCCTTTCGAACTCCCACACCATAGGGGGGGGGTTTGTACAGCTACCTAGCGAAACGATCGAGATGCTGCTGTTTCATACCTTAGAATCAATTTAAACACATAAATAGGAGACATACTATGCCAATGGGTAAAGGTACATACGGATCTGCTAAAGGCAGACCAGCTAAGAAGAACAAAAAGAAAACAAAGAAGAAGATGAAGAAGTCTACTAAGAAGATCATGAAGAAGGGTATGCTATACTAATGTTAACCTCTGCACAAAAGACACTACCAGAAGATCTAAAGAAGAAGATCAAACTGGCAAAGCAAAAGAAGAAGCCAGGTACACTTATCCAAGAAGTTAATAGAAAGTATATGACATGAAGATGCTTACTCCCAAACAAACAGCTCTTATGAAGAAGCATAAGGTACATCATACCGCAAAGCACATGGCATCTATGAAGAAGTCTATGTTAGCTGGTAAGACATTCACCCAAGCGCACACTATTGCTAAGAAAAAAATAGGTAAGTAGTGGCTAAGAGTACCGTTAATAAGGCTGGTAACTATACCAAGCCTACTATGCGGAAACGAATCTTCAGTCGGATCAAGTCTGGCACTAAAGGCGGTAAGGCTGGTCAATGGTCAGCACGTAAAGCCCAGATGTTAGCCAAGTCTTACAAGGCTGCAGGTGGTGGTTACAAGTAATGGCACTGAAGAAGTCACAAAAGTCCTTAAAAGACTGGACTAAACAGAAATGGCGTACTAAATCTGGTAAACCTTCTGCTAAGACAGGGGAGCGTTACCTACCAGCCAAGGCTATTAAAGCTTTATCCAGTAGCGAGTACGCTGCAACTACCAAAGCTAAGCGCAAAGGTACTAAGAAGGGTAAGCAACACGTTAAACAACCTAAGAATATTGCTAAGAAAGTAAGGAAGTACAGATAATGGCTAAGACTGCAGCATGGACCAGGAAAGAAGGCAAGAATCCCAAGGGGGGTTTGAATGCTAAAGGTCGTGCATCTTACAATAAGGGTAAAACTAAGACAGGTAAGAAGCGAAACCTTAAAGCACCTAGCAAAAAGGTAGGTAATCCAAGACGAGCTTCCTTCTGTGCTAGAATGAAGGGTATGAAAAAGAAATTAACCTCTGCTAAAACAGCAAGGGATCCCAACTCAAGGATTAATAAATCCCTACGAGCTTGGAACTGTTAACAACAAGGAAAGATTATGACATCACCACTACGATTATTATTAAAAGACAGAACTAAAGACGCACAGATTATAGATGGTAAGATATTTGCACCTGGCTCTAAGTTTGATGGACTCAAAGCTACTGAATCTAACTTAATGAAAGCATTAGATAACAAAGGTGCTAAAGAAACTAACCTTAATGATTACAAAGTTACACCCAATGCAGGTGGACAGATACTTCCTGATGGTACTCCACTACCTGTAACCGATCCTATGTATGGTAAGTTCCCACCAGAAACACCAATACCTAGTACTGGCGGTTATATACCACCAACAGATCAGATTATGCAAGACGGTACACGTATGAAACCTGATAATCCTATGTATAATATGAAACCAGTAGGACAGACATCAAGTCTACTTAATGGTGATCAAAGAAAACAACTTACAAACATAGCAATGTTAAGTCAGTTAGGACTAGTATAATGGCACATGGTGGCAAAAGAGCTGGAGCTGGTAGAACTAAAGGTATTAAAGCAGGTACAAAGAAAGAACGCTTAGATGCTGAGTTAGGTAAAGGACAGACTACTCCATTAAAGTATATGTTAAACCTCTTGAATAATCCTCAAGTATCTGTAGAAAAGAAGATGTGGGCTGCTAAAGAAGCTGCACCATTTGTACATTCTAAGCTATCATCTGTTAACCAGACTGTATCTGGAGATGATAATAAACCAATCACCGTTCAAATAGGATGGCGTAAGAAAAAGGATTAATGGAAATAAACATACCGTATGAACCTCGCCCTTTACAGGAAAAGATTCATAACGAACTAAAAAGATTTAATGTCATCTGCTGTCACAGGCGGTTTGGCAAGACGGTATTCGCAATCAATCATTTAATTATGACTGCATGTGAGATACCGAATGCAAGATTGGCGTATATTGCACCGACCTATCGCCAGGGTAAAGCAGTCGCTTACGACTATTTAAAAGAATATACAGAACCCTTAATGAAACTCGGTGGTAAACGTCACGAAACTGAACTGAAGGTTGATCTATGGAATGGATCACG